GCGACTACTCCACGGGTGCCGCGTCTGGCCTGTGCTCCACGGGTGCCGCGTCTGGCGACTACTCCACGGGTGCCGCGTCTGGCCTGTGCTCCACGGGTGCCGCGTCTGGACACTACTCCACGGGTGCCGCGTCTGGCGACTACTCCACGGCGGAAGTAAGCGGAAAGGATAGCATTGCAGTTGCAAATGGTATTAAAAGCAAGGCACGTGGTGCGCTTGGCTGCTACCTTGTACTGACCGAATACAACGATGATGGCAACCTGATCTGCGCCAAGATGGAACGTGTGGACGGTAGTAAAGTAAAGGAAAACGTCTATTACACCTTGAAAAACGGCGAGTTTGTGGAGTGGAGCGAATGAGGAAGCACTACAACAAACGCTGGTTAGAACAGCGCTGGGATGCAAGGCAGCCGGATCGGTTGGAGCATATCCGGCTGAAGCAGCAGCTGAGAGAGAAAAAGGAGGAGTGCGGCAGTGAAGAAGAGCATGGGAATCGCAGAGTGCTGCCAGATCATGCGTGATAACAACATTTCAGTGAGCGAGCCGATCTTTACCGGTATGATTCAGGCTGGCAGCTTCCCGGCATGGGCGGTGCCATCCATTGACACCAAGAGTGCGGCTCCGCTGATCTCCCGTGCCGGATTTATGGCGTGGGTGAAGGATTTTTACAAGCTCGAAAAGGTTTATACAAAGGAGGATCCGAAAGAATGAAACTCAAATCTACTACTTACTACTGGCTGGCTGTCATTTTTGGCGGCGTTGGAATGGGCACAGCTATGGGCGCAGAGGGCACCGCGCAGACCACTGGATACATCTCCGGCACGCTGTTTGCGGTGTCGCTGGCGCTGATTTTGGCCGCTGTTCTGCTGGCTCGTCTGGGCTTTGCCGCAGAGGACAGGGAGAGAGCCGCAAAGCGGCGCAAGTACGGCAAGATCAACCGCGCCCACGCCCGCAACCCGGAATACCCGGAGAATCAGGAGCGTGGGGCATGATGACGGCCAAAGAGTACGTTGAGGGCAAAGTCAAATCCTACACGCGGCTTGCCGAACGCTGCAGGCGAGAAGCCGAAGCCTCAGATGACATTGTTGTCCGGGCCGGATACTCCGCACGGGCAAACGTCTGGGAGATGTGCGCCGAAGAAATGGACAACGTGCGGGAGATGCTGCAAGAGGAGTCCGGTGAGATCACGTATGCCTGACACTGTCCTCCATGTCATGTGGTACACCGTGTACGATGCCAAGACCGGAGACCTGATTGCCAGCGGTACGTCTGAGATGTGTGCCAGACGGCTGGGTTACAAAACCGCAAACAGTTTTGCGTCCGCAAGCAGCCACAGCCGCAACGGCAGGCGTCGGGCTCGCAAGTACATTTTTGAGAAAGAGCTTATTCGACGTGATGAGGTGGACAGTCTGCCGCCGATACGCCGCAAAAAAAGAAGAGCCTGCCCGTGATACCAGCACGGACAGACCACAAGGTGACGGGGTTCCAGACCTCCATCACCACAAAGATATCACAAACAGGAGGTTTTTACAATGCATGACGTGGCATTTTACTATTGCTACGGACACCGCAAAGAGCACTGCAGCATTGACGTGCAATGCTTTGAGGGCGAGCCGGTCAAGGCCAGCGTGGACGCCCAGCACTGGGCAGATGAGCAGATCCAGACCGGTGAATACAGCCAGATCGACGTCAAGGACGCCCTGGGCAACCTGATCTATTCGAGGTGAATATTTATGCAGAAAGAACGCATGAAGCGTATGACCAAGAGGGAGCGCGTCAAAGACCTTTCCAACAAGGCCGAGGGTATTTACTACTATGTCGGCCCGCAGCACATGACGTTCCGGCTCATCAATGCCGGAAATGACCTCGCAAGCGAGATCAACCACGCAGTGTCCTTTTTCACGACGTTCGCCGAAAAAGGGCACATGGACGATACTTTCAGCCGAGCCGTAATTGACAACATTTACAGGATGGTCGGAAGGATGATGTGCGATATTGACATCATCCACGCAGCGGGCGGCGCGGAGGTCATGCCTGAACCGTACGAAAGCATTGATTTTTGTTACGGGAATGAGTACCGTACCCTGCTGCATGAGGCAGTCATCAATGGATTGCCAGACAACTACAAGGGGCCTCAGCAGAATCCGAATGTGATAAACCTTGTAAAGCCGTCTGTGTCCTTTAAAGACCCCATGGAAAAGTTCGACTTTGACCCTGACGAATACAATGACGGCGAATTTATGAGCTTTACCGAGCACGAAGAGCCGCGCGACCGCAAAATTGTGTTTCACTGCACAAAGTCGGATCTGGATGCGATCAAGCGCTTTGCAAATATCATTCAAATCAAATTCACAGAGGAGGAAATCCACCATGCCTGATACCGCTGCCAAACTAATCACTGTCGAACAGCAACAGCCTGCGCAGGTGCATGAAAATGCTATCCCCCAGGCAATTTCAGAAGAAACCACCATTCAGAATTCCAACGCGAGCGCCGCAATCAGCAGTTGGAAGCTTGCTTGCAGCATGGGGAAAGCCTACGCTCAGCTTCCGGACGGAATGGTTCCGCAGAGCTATAAAGGCAACGTTGCTGCCTGTGCCGTTGCCTGCAATATGGCAGCCAGAATGGGCATGGACCCGGCCTTCGTCATGCAGAATCTGTATGTCGTGCGGGGTAATCCGTCCTGGAGCGGCAAGAGCTGCAAAGCCCTGATTGATAATTCCGGACAGTTTGCCGGTCGCACCCGCTACCGCATGGAGGGCGAGGAAGGCAAGGACAACTGGGGATGCCGCCTGATCGGTGTGGACAAGGTCACCGGTGAGAAAATCGAGGGGCCGAAGGTCACGGTTAAAATGGCAAAGGACTCCGGGTGGTGGGACAAGCCCAACAGCTTCTGGCCCAAGATGACCGAGATGATGCTCAAGTATCGCGCAGCCGCTTATTTTGCCCGTGCGGAGTGTCCGGAGGTCCTCATGGGTGCAAATGTTGACTGTGAATCTTACGAAGCCCCGATGGAGGATTGATGCATGCTTAACGTTGCAGCCATCATGGGCCGCCTTGTGGCGGACCCGGAACTCAAGACCACCACGCAGGGCACCAGCGTGTGCCGTTTCCGTATCGCCTGCGACCGCAGCTATGTCCGTCAGGGAGAGGAACGCAAGGCCGATTTTATTGACATTGCCGCATGGCGGCAGACTGCCGAGTTCGTCTGTAAGTATTTCCAGAAGGGCAGCCTGATCGCCATCGACGGCAGCATCCAAACCCGCCAGTATCAGGACAAGAACGGCAACAACCGCACCGCTTTCGAGGTCGTGGCCAACAATGTGAGCTTTGCGGGCGCAAAGGCGGCGGGGAAGTCCGCTGCACGGAGTTTTGAGCAGCAGACGCAAAGTTATGCACAGCAGGCAAACGCCTCTCACAGCGCACCGCAGGACGGTTACGCGCAGGGCGAGCCGGACGACTTTGCCGAGATCACAGACGACGGCGACCTGCCGTTCTGATAACTGGCAAAGCGCTGTGCTATCTGGCGTTACGGGCGTGCAAGGAAGGAGGTGAAAACCCATTGGGAGAGAAAAAGCACAAGAGCGTTATTCTGTTTTCAGAGTGGAAAAAGCCGCTTCGGATTCTTTCTCTAGAGCAGAAAGGCCGCATTTTGGATGCACTTCTGGACTTTCCAGACGGGATTCCACCGGAATTTGACGACCCGATGCTTGTGATTGCTTGGGAATTCATGCAGGGCGGGCTGGAAGAAAACGCACGAAAATGGGAAGAAATCCGGGAAAAGCGCTCAGCCGCCGGAAGAAAAGGCGCCGAAGCAACAAATGCAAAGTATCAGCAAACTGCGGCAAATCCGGCAAATGACGATTTTGCCGAACAAACTGCGGCAAATCCGGCTGTTTCTGGTTCTGTTTCTGGTTCTGTTTCTGGTTCTGTTTCTGGTTCTGCTAAAGAGATAGAGGATGCTTCCGCATCCACCACTCCCAAAAAATCGAACCGTTTCCATCCGCCGGATGCTGTGGAGGTCAAGGCGTATTTTGCCGAGAAGGGCGGCTCAGATGAGCAGGCGCAGCGGTTCATGGACTTCTACACGTCCAACGGGTGGAAGGTGGGTAAGAACCCAATGAAGAGCTGGAAGGCCGCTGCATCCGGCTGGATCTCGCGGGACAAGGAGCGGCAAAAAGCCCCTGCGTTCCAGCGCAACCCGGTTCGGTACGTTTCCCGCCCGCCGGAGGAAGCCGAGAAGGCTAGGGAATTCATGAGGGACGCACCGGACCGCACCATGAAGTGGCTCGAGAAGCGAAAAAAGGAGGAAGAGAATGCCCCGATACAAAGTGATCCTTGAGTGCAGCGGCCCGGTTGGAGATGCAGCACTCACCTACCGCATGACGGCATCCAGTCCGCAGGCGGCAGAATTCAGGGCCTGCCAGATGGCGGGCGACTACTACCCAGAGTATACGGATATTCAGGCAAAAAGAATGGAGGTCGAATCCCCATGACGAACCCGACATGTAAGGACTGCCCGGAGCGGCACACGGCCTGCCACGACACCTGCCCGCGCTTTGCAGAGTGGAGAACGCAGCACAAGGCAGAATTGATCTACACCAACGCCCAGCACGCCGCAGAGCGCATCAACCGCAACGATTTCAACAAAGAGGGATGGATGGGAGGAAAACACCCGCCCAGAAAAAGGAGAAAAGCATGAAAACCGTACAGGATATTATGGCTGAAAATGGCTCATTGGCAAACATTGAGCGTTTTCAGACGATGCAGAAGTGGGAATACAAGCGCAAGGTAGAGCACGCGCAGGAAATGGCCGAGGCATTTTACTACTGGGCAAAAGAGCACGAAAAGGGCGTGCACCTATCCGTGGGCGGTCTGGATTCCATCACGCTACATTACTTCTTGGAGAGCATCGGGCTGCCCGTCACCTGCGTGTCCTGCTCCTCGCTGGAGGGCAAGGGTGTGCAGCAGGTGCACAAGCAGATGGCAGCTGAGATGGAAGCTGAGTACAAAAACTGGATGGGAGATGGAGAAGCGCCGTCCTTCGTATTTCTGAAGCCTCTGAAAAGCAAGGTACAGGTCCTGCAGGAGTTTGGATGGCCTGTGATCAGCAAGGAAAAGGCCGGAAAAATTATGCTGTTGCAAAACCCGACAGAGCAAAACGCAACCGTGCGGCATGCGATCATCACCGGGGAAACCGGCGAATATGGCGGCTGGCAGAAGAACAGCCGCATGAAGCTGCCGCAGAAGTGGCTCGACCTGTTTGGCGGCGCAGACGCGGAGGGCGCAGCGCTTGGGTATCAGGCGGCCCCGTTCAAGGTGTCTGACCGCTGCTGCTACTACCTCAAGGAAAAGCCCTGCAACGACTGGGCACGGGACCACAACAGCGTGCCCTATATGGGCCTTATGGCCAGCGAGGGCGGGCGGCGCGAGAAAAGCCTGAAAATGCACGGATGCAACTACTTCGGCAAGACCACCACCCGCAGCGCGCCTTTTGCTATTTTTGACCGACAGGACATTTTGCAGCTTGCGCTTGATTTGAACGTTCCTATTCCCGCCGAATATGGCGAAATTGCGAAGGACAGGGACGGAAAGTTGTACACCACAAAGGCACAGCGCACCGGCTGCACTATGTGCGGCTTTGGCATCCACGTCGAAGGAAGACCGCATCGTTTTGACATCTTGCGGGAGACCAACCCCAAAGAGTGGGAGTTCTGGATGAAGCACGTTTGCCGCGATGAAAACGGCGAGTGGTACGGATGGGGGCGCGTGCTGGACTATATCGGCATCGGCTGGGAAGACGTGCCGGAGCAGGCCGTGCAGATGCACATTGACGATTTGATTGGAGGAAAGCTATGAAAGCTGTGCTTTTGAGCATTCGGCCTGAATGGTGCGACCTCATCATTCGGGGGCAAAAAACCATTGAGGTGCGCAAGACTCGCCCGACACTGGAAACACCGTTCAAGGCGTACATCTACTGCACTGGTCACGATGGCTTTGTCATGAAATTGCCCAAGGCGGGCGTGCAGAAAATGGACGGCAGAGTAATTGGCCAGTTCACCTGTGAAAAAATCGACAAGCTCATCCACATCGGAACGATGATGGACATAAACATTTTGACATTGGACGGGTGGTATAAACCGGCAGATGCACTGCTTCAAGCGGTTTGCTTGACCGAAGCGCAGGCTAAAAAGTATCTCAAGGGCGGTGACGGATACGGCTGGCACATTTCTGACCTGAAAATTTATGACAAGCCAGTAAAGTTTAAAGATTTCTGGGCGATACAACCCTGTACGCATCGTGGAGACTGTTGCACCTGCCGCAGATGGGACGCAAAAAAGCTGATTTGCCGTGGAGAAGCGTTCGGGATCGAACGCCCGCCGCAAAGCTGGTACTATGTGGAGGACTACAGATGAAACTGACCCTCTACGGCGACCCACACACAAAGAAGAATTCCGCACGCATTCTCCGCACACGCTCCGGGACCCCATTCGTGGCCCCCAGCAAGGTTTATGTGGATTATGAGATTGACTGCCTGCGGCAAATCAAAAGGCCGCGCAGCCCTATCTCTGCCCGCGTTAACGTGAGGTGCGTGTACTACATGAAGACCGCCCGCCGGGTCGATCTGGCGAACCTCATCGAGGCCACCACGGACATCCTGGTAAAAGCCCGGGTGCTGGAAGACGACAACAGCAAGATCGTCGCCGCCCACGATGGCAGCCGGGTAGAGCTCGACCGAAAAAATCCGAGGGTGGAAATCGAGATTGAAGAAATGGAGGAGTAAAATGTTTGATATGCTATTTGAAGTTGCAAGCACGCTGTTCATGGCAACACTTGCAGGGCTTTTCATCTGGTTTGTTCTTAGCGATGGCAACCCAATTGAATATTTCAAGCGGCGGCTCAACCGAAACAAACCTTGCCTTTGCGACCGGTGCGTATTCTTAAAGCAAAAATTTGGGGCGTCAGAATCCGGATATCACTATATCTGCCAGAGCGGTGACAAAGACGAAGGATACATAAATCCGCCCGAATATTGCCGCGATTTTGAAGAAAGGAGCAACAATGGCTCGCACATGGATACCTGACACCGACACCCAGAAGCCGGAAAGAACCGATTACCGCACCGTTAAGGCGTGGCTGAACCGCTACCGCGAAGCGGAGAAAAGATACTACTTGCTGTCTGACCGGCTGGCCGAAGCACAGGAGGCCACCCGGCACATCACCCAGAGCCTCAGAGCGGCCCCCGGCGGCAGCAAAGATGGCCAGAGCCTTGCCCGGGCGGTGGAACGTAAGGAGGAAGCGGAGCGCCGGGCTTATGAGCAAAGAGCGGTCTGCGACAGGCTGTTCCTCGAGATCAGAAACGCGCTCGCCCAGATCCAGAACGAGAAAGCATACACGGTGCTGTACAAGTACTATCTCGATTGCCTCACGTGGGAAAGGGTCGCAAAAGACATGAATTACTCTCTGCGCATGGTCTATGTCTTGCGGCGCAAAGCAATGGAGGAGCTGAGCCTTTAAGAACATTGCACTGTCATTACATTGCGGTTTCACTATCGCATGGTGTAAAATTGTATCATCGGAAAAGCCAAAAGGCAAACCGATGCATGCAGCCTCCGAAACGTGTCCCTTCTTGGCATTTTCCTCCTTTTCTGCTTGCAGGCACTGGGCTTTGCTCTCTCTTCACGTTTCGCGGGCTGCTTCTATGCGAGATTCCGAAACGGCTCCGCTCAGAGCTGCGCAACTTTGAGCGCATCGGGAAGGTTCGAGGCCTTCCTCTCCGCGCGGTTTGACTCCGCGATCTCGCTCCATATGGCGCATGGACCAGACAACCCGCAAGGCCGCACGTGCAACCTCCCGTGCCGAGAAAAGGCCTTAGAATCCTTGCCAAGGTGTAGCTTTCCTGACAGGATGTGCGCCAATCAACAGCCCTGGCGGAGAACCGGAGCTGTTTTTATATTCCCGTAGCTCAAGTATGGAGCAGCGGTCTCCAAAACCGCAGGATGCAGGTTTAAGTCCTGCCGGGAATGCCATCTGCGTGCCCTGTGAGGGGGCTGCGCAGCACGCGGGGCATCTGACCGCGTAAGTTCCAGATGCAGCGGCGCTCCACCGTTTGACGCCTGTCCAACGCAACTGAATGCGGGGCGCTGCTTATATGCCGTCATAGCTCAACTGGAAGAGCGCCGCCCATTTAAGGCGGGACAACGTTGGTGACACCACGGGAACATCACTGCACAGCCAGCCACTGCGCACATCCGTTCCGTGGGTGCTGGTTCAAATCCAGCTGGCGGCTAGCGTGATTTTAGAGTGTCCGCAGTGGACACTTTTGGAGAGGAGGCATACAAATGTTTGAGCGCTTGAAAGAACTGATTTGCGACATGACAAGGTTTGTGAAACGTCTCGGCGCTGGCCTTATCCTCTCGGCCTTACCGATCAGCAACAAAGAAAGCCACTTTGTGCGCTATGCGCGGCGTTTCGGTTTCCGTAAAGAAAGCCACTTTGTGCGCTATGCGCGGCGTTTCGGTTTCCGTGCAGACCACACAAAACGCGAGCCTCGGGCAGAGATCGGAGGCCGTGGCTGTATCCAAGGAGCACGGCCTGCTATCCGTGCGGATTAACCGCTGCTGATACAATACGATTAAAAACCAGCTTTTTGCATGATGAGCTCCATGCAGCAAAGCTGGTTTTTCTTATGCCGCTTTAGCTCAGTCTGGCAGAGCACCGGACTTTTAATCCGGGGGTAGCGGGTTCGATTCCTGCAAGCGGCACATTCGATATTTTGACCGTTCGGGTTTCCGGGCGGTTTTTCTTTTGTATGAGTTTAGAGAGGTGGTGGCGGTGGGCGCACGGAGGCTGACAGATAAGCAAAAAAAGAAGATCGTTGCGGACTATGTGCAGCTCCAAAGCTACCGTGCAGCCGCAAAGCTGAATGACGTTTCGGACGCGACCGTTAAGAAAGTCGTAAAGGAAGACCCGGAGAGTGCGCGCTTGTGTGCACAAAAAAAACGGGAAAACTCGAAGGACATGCTTTCTTACATGGAGAGCAAGCAAGGAGAAGCACAAGAGCTTCTCGGGCTGTACCTGAAAGCGATGGCCGACCCGGACAAGATCGCGGAAGCAACACTGCCGCAGCTGTCAACGGCGTTTGGCACCATCGTGGACAAGTTTGCCATGCTGGGAGACCAGAATAGCATAGAAGTCCCGGACGATGGGCTTGTGGAGGCACTGAGCGCCGCCGCTGACCTCAGCCCGCCGGATGACGTGGAGATGCTGCCAGAGGAAGAGGACGAAAATGCGGAAAATTAACGGTTTTCGCTGGAAAGCCCTCAGCCAGCGGCAGAAACAGGTTCTTAGCTGGTGGGCACCGCAGAGCGCATACAGCGGCTACAACGGCATCATTGCCGATGGCGCTATCCGCTCGGGCAAGACCTTTGCCATGAGCTTTTCGTTCGTACAGTGGGCCATGACCTGCTACAGCGGCCAGCAGTTCGCCATGTGCGGCAAGACCATTGCCAGCTTCCGGCGAAACGTGCTTGGCACGCTCAAGCAGCAGCTTGCAGCCCGTGGCTACAATGTCAAGGAGCACCGGGCAGAAAACTGCATGACCGTCAGCAAGGGCGGCAAATCCAACGAGTTTTACTTTTTCGGCGGCAAAGACGAGAGCAGCCAAGACCTGATCCAGGGCATCACGCTGGCTGGGGCATTCTTTGACGAGGTGGCGCTGATGCCGCAGAGCTTTGTCAATCAGGCCACTGCCCGCTGCTCCGTCACCGGGTCAAAATTCTGGTTCAACTGCAACCCGGGCAGCCCACGGCATTGGTTTTATCTTGAGTGGGTGCGGAAATGCCGTTCCCGCAAGATGATGTACCTCCACTTTACGATGGACGACAACTTGTCGCTCTCCGAGGAAATCAAGGCCAGATACCGTAGCCAGTACAGCGGCGTTTTCTACCAGCGCTACATTCTGGGCCTGTGGACGGTGGCAGAGGGACTTGTATATGACATGTTCGACCGCAAAAAGCATGTCGTTGATGAGCTGCCGGAACTGTCCCCCAAAAGCGCCTATGTGGCGTGTGACTTTGGCACCCAGAACGCAACGGTCTTTTTGCTGCTCCAGAAGCAGGCAGATGCAGACTGCTGGATCGTCACCCGGGAGTATTACTACAGCGGGCGAGAGCAGAAGCGGCAAAAGACCGTTGGTGAGTACGTAACGGACCTCAAGGCGTGGCTGGACGGCCTGAAACCGGAGCGGATCATCGTAGACCCATCGGCCCTGCCACTGATCACTGAGCTGCGCAAGAACGGCTTTACCCAGACCCCGGCAAACAACGACGTCCTGAGCGGTATTCTGGACGTACAGACCATGCTGCAGACCGGGCGGTTGAAGGTCTACAAGGGCTGCAAGCACACGCTGGAAGAGTTCGGCGTATACGCTTGGGACCCGGATAAAGACGACGCCGTGCTGAAGGTCAACGACCACTGTATGGACGCCATCCGATATTTCGTGCGCACAAAGCGCCTTGTGAAACTGAGGGATTGATTTTGAGCACTGTATACACATTCCAGACTTTTCAGCAGGCGCAAGCCGCCGGGGAACAGCCCGATTTTGTCCGGCGGTTCGTGCAGCAGCACTGCGCTTCCGGCCCTTACAGGATGGCGCTGGACGCTGACCTGTACGATGCCCAGAAAAACCCGGGCGCTGAGCGATTTTCGCAAGCCTACGCTTTGATGCTGAAGCGCCTCTCCAAGAACACACAGCAGGATGTCCCCCGGCCCGATATGGTCAAGAGCAATCTGTTCCGGCGGCTCAACAAACAGCGTGCTACCTACTCCCTGGGCAACGGTGTCACCTTTGCGGATAAGGACGTGGACAAAGAAAAACTGGGGGCTGAATTTGACGAGCAGATCCAGAAGGCCGGGTATTTTGCCCTGATCCACGGCGAGAGCTTTGGATTCTGGAACAACGACCATCTGGTGGTGTTCAAGCTGACAGAGTTTGCGCCCCTGTACGATGAGACCTCCGGCTCCATGCGGGCCGGGGTGCGGTTCTGGCGGCTGAATCCTGACACGGATATGCACTATGTCCTGTACGAAGAGGACGGTTACACCGAGTACACGGAAAGCAGGATCGGCAGCACTATGCAGGAGACGGCCCCGAAGCAGGCATACAAGAGCGTGACCGTCTCCACCCCCGGCGGCGGGCTGGAAAGCGTGGAGGGGGAAAACTACAGCACTCTGCCTGTGGTGCCGCTGTGGGGATCCGACCTGCATCAAAGCACCCTCGTAGGCCTGAAAGCCTACATCGACAACACCGATCTGGTGACGTCCGGCTTCTGCAGCGACTTGCAGGATTGCGCACAGATCTACTGGCTGTGCGAAAACTTCAACGGCATGACCGATGATGAACTGCAGGAGTTCCTTGCGAAGCTGAATTTGTACCACATCGCCGGTGCGGACACCAGCGAGGGCGGCAAGATCACCCCATACACCAGCGAAGTGCCGGTGACTGCCCGGCAGACCCTGCTAGAGCTGCTGCACACCCGGGTCTATGAGGATTTCGGCGGTCTGGACGTGCATTGTGTCAGCGCAAACAGCACCAACGACCATCTGGATGCAGCCTATGAACCCATGAACCAGAACGCAGACGACTTCGAGGCACAGATCAAGCCTTTTGTTCGTCAAATCTGTGCGCTGGCTGGCTTTGGCAGCGCAACGCCGACGTTCAACCGGAACCGAATCGTAAACACCGCAGAGCAGGTGGCAACGGTGATTTCCGAGGCACCCATCATTGGGCAGGACATGGCCATCGACCTGCTGCCCAACCTGACCCCGGAGCAGAAAGAAAAGGCCCGGGCGGCGCTGATGGCAGAGAGCGTGGAGCGGGAGACCGTGGACGATGAGGGAGACACCGATGAAAAAAAACAGAAAAATTTATGATCCTCTGGGAAGATTGATCGATGTGATGCTTTTCGTCGCTGATTTTGCCATTGTGGCTGGGTGCTTTCTGGCCGTTGCGCAGGCGATTGGCTTATGACCGACCGTGACCGCATTTCCCCCCGCCAGCTGAACCGCCTGCGCCGCCGCATCCTCCGGGTATACGGCACCGCCCGCCGGGAGATGACCGAGCAGCTCACCGAGTTCCTGGGGAAGTACCGAGCGCTGGACGAGCGCAAGCGGGCGCAGCTGGATGCAGGAGAAATCACCGAAGAGGATTACCGCATCTGGCTGCAAAATCAGGTCTTTCAATCTGATTTGATGCGGGACAAGCTGGACGGCATCACCCAGACCTGCACCACAGCCCAGCAGACGGCCTATAAGCTGGCCCGGGACGAGCAATACAACATCTTTTCCTTTGGCGCAAACTGGGCTTTCTACGAGCTGGAACAGGCTGCAGGCGTGACGTTTGGGCTGACCCTGTACAACACCGAGGCAGTCAAGCTGCTGCTGAAAGAGAACCCCAAGCTGGTGCCCAACAAACGTATCAAAAGTGAGAGCAACCGCACCTATGACGCCCGGGTGTTCAACCGATACGTCATGCAAGGCATCGTGCAGGGCAAGAGCGTCCACGACATTGCGGTGCAGGCTGTGAAGGGCATGGCAGACACGGAAGTGCACTGGGCTATGAACAACGCCATCACAGCTCTTACCAGCGCCCAGAACGCCGGGGCATTGCAGCAGATGCGCAACGCCAAGGCTCTGGGCATCGAGGTCAAAAAGCGGTGGAACTCCACCCACGACTACCGTACCCGTGAGACCCACCGCCTGCTGGATCAGCAGACCGCCGACCTTGACGAGCCGTTTAAGGTCATGGGCTACGAGATACAGCGCCCCGGGGACCCCAACGCCGCGCCGGAGATGGTTTACCACTGCCGCTGTGTGCTGTCCTCTGCGCTGGGCAAGTACCCCCGGCAGAACGCCATGCAGCGGGACAACGTAACAAAAGAGGTCACGCCTGTCATGAATTACACCGAGTGGTACAAAGCCAAAGGCGGCACGGAAGCCGAACAAATGTGGTGGGCGGAAGAACGCAAGAGAAAAAAGGAGGCTGCAAAGCATGGATGAGAAGAAGCCTTGCAAATTTTGCGAGAGGCTTGCGTGGTGGAAGGAAAATTCCCCCAAAGGGGAGAACGGCCTTTACACCACGTTTCAAGTCAGTCTTATCACAAAAACGCACAGGAAAGGTGCGGGCGTGTGCGGTACGGTAACGCATCGTGCCGGACAGCTGAATTTTTGCCCTGAGTGCGGTCGTATCTTAAAGAAAAAGCGAGAACCGAGGGATGAACCGTGATTCTGCCGATGGAAAACACCGAGCGGATGATATTTCCGGGTGTTGGCAAGTACGGCATCCCTGCTATCAAGCCGGAAACGGATATCCGCATTGACAAGCTAGAATGGATTCCGGTCAATTATGCGCTGACAGCCAAAGACAAGGCCACAAAAGGCGTGCACTTTTACAAGGACGATTACCAGTTTGAACGGTTCTGGAACAACCCGGATAAGTACATTCCCCTGTTGCAGCAGTTTGGCGCAGTCTGCTCCCCGGACTTTTCTCTTTACAGCGATATGCCGCTTGCGGTGCAGATTTTTATGCACTACAAAAAGCACTGGCTAGCTGCTTACTGGCAGATGCACGGGATCCATGTGATTCCTACGCTCTGCTGGTGCGGCGAGCAAAGTTATGACTGGTGCTTTGATGGTGAGCCTAGAAACGCCATCGTGAGCATTTCGAGCCACGGCACACAATCTGACCCATACGAAGCAGAGTGCTTTGCCAAACACTGCCGCAAGGCGCTGGAAGTGCTGCAGCCAAGCAGCATTTTGTGGTACGGAAAGTGCCCGGCGGAGTTCGACTGGAACGTGACAAAAATAAAGCCATTTCAATACGAAAGGAGGCACTACCGTGAGTAAAAGAGGAAGCGGCAGCTCCGCGAGAGCGGGCGGCGGTTTTACGCAAGGACAGAAACAGGCGATTAACCAAATGGGGGAAAGAGCAAAGAATGTTTGGGACATTATTGGAGATGTGACGTTCAAAAAAGGTAAAGGAGACATTGTGTATATGTCTTTTAAGCAAAGACAACATTTTGATAGAGACGAAGGCATTATCGAAAGAATTTCAGACGTGACCAAAACACTCGTTGTCTCTCCTGATGGTAAATACAGAAAAATTATCGGCACAGACGCAAAACATACGGAAACTATAATTCAAAAACGTCGAGCCCCAGGAAGCAGAAACAAACGATAAGCCATGAAATTTAACTACAACATCAAATTCACCGACAACACCCCGCAGCTGCATGAAGCGCTGGATTCGTGGGCGGAGCGGGTGCTGACCCTCTGGGGGATGAAGGTGCAGGACTATGCCCAGCTGCTTGTACCTACCGGCACGGAAGAAAGCACCGGCATAGAGGGCTACGTGGGCGGCGCGCTCAAGCAGAGCCTGACCTACGCCGTAGACCTTGCAAAAAAGACCGTGACCATCGGGTCGAACCTGTTTTACAGCGTATACGTTGAGCTGGGCACAGGCATCTTTGCCGAGAAGGGCAACGGACGAAAAACGCCGTGGGTCTGGAAGGACTTCAACGGAAAGTGGCACTTTACCCGGGGCATGGCCCCACGCCCATTCCTCCGACCGGCGGTGGAGGACCACATTGAAGAGCTGCGGCAGATCGCCGTAGAAGAAGCAGAGAAGGGAGAATGACTATGAGAAAGATTTTTGCAGCAATCACGCTTTTTGCTGTGTTGCTTCTGTGCGGATGCTCTGAGGCTGACAAGGCGAACGCCAACATCTCAAAGCAGGCAGACTATTTTGAGAGCGAGCGCAAGATCACCGTCTACAACGCCCGCACGGATAAGGTCATCATGGAAGCCGAGGGCTATATGTCCATTTCCAACAACTCGGACAACGAGTTGGTCTGCACTGTGAAAATCGGCCCGGACACCTACCGCAAAAATTACATCTACCTCAACAGCTACACCATGTATGTGGTGGAGGACATTACCGGCACCCATACCGACCCGTACCACTACAAACTCTATTTCCACACTGACGTTTTGCCGAGCGTGGAAGTCAAACCGTAAAACCTAATATCTCAGCGGTTGGCGTACAGCGTCAGCCGCTTTTTTATGCCGTTTTAGCTCAGGTTGGCAGAGCGCCGGATTTGTAATCCGGGGGCCGTGGGTTCAAGCCCCACAGGCGGCACCACACCGGCAGCACGTCCGGCAAATAAACCTTATTGCCAAGCATGGCAGCCCGAGCAAGGGCAGAAAGGACTATCACATGGCACTTGAGAGAAAAGACCTCCGCGCGATTCTGGAGGATGAGACCGTGGACGTCAGCGGCAAGATGAAGAAGATTCTGGACATGCTGCACACCGAAACGGATGCTCTTCAGAACCAGCTGGATGACGCCAAGGCCGCGACCGCCAAGGCCGAGAAAGAGCGGGACGAGGCCAACGGCGGCAAGCAGGCCGCAGAAAAGGCTTTGACCGACTACAAGGCCCAGCAGACCCAGAAGGACACCCACGCAGCCAAGGAAGCCAAATTCCGGGAGCTGCTGAAGACCGCCGGGGTGCTGGACAAGTACGCAGACCGCGTTGTGCGGCTGTCCGGCGAGGACATCGACAAGCTGGAGCTGGACGAAAAGGGAGAGGTCAAGGACGCCAAGAAGCACGCCGACAGCCTGAAAGCTGATTGGAGCGACTTTGTGGCTACAACCACGACCACCGGCGCAAAGGTGGACAACCCGCCCACCAACACCGGCTCCAAAATGACCAAAGACCAAATTTTTGCAATCAAGGACGCTGGCGAACGCCAGGCCGCGATTGCTGCAAATGCCGACCTGTTTACAGGCGGCGGAAAGGAATAACATATGGCAGCAAAAGAAGGTATCACCATGACCACCGATATCACCGTAGCCGCGCGTGAAATCGACTTTGTGACCCGTTTCCAGCGCAACTGGGACCATCTGCGCACCATTCTGGGCATCATGCGCCCCATCCGGATGCAGCCTGGCACCGTGCTCAAGAGCAAGTATGCACAGGGCACCCTGCAGAGCGGCACCGTGGGCGAGGGCGAAGAGATCCCGTTCAGCAAGTACACCGTCAAGGAGAAGGAGTACGGCAAGATCACCATCGATAAGTACGGCAAGTCTGTCACCCTTGAGGCGATCCAGAATTACGGCTACGATGTCGCCGTGCAGAAGACCGATGATGAGTTCCTGTACGACCTGACCGCTCTGGTAACGGATAAGTTCTACAAGTTCCTGAACACCGGCACCCTGAAGGGCACTCCCAAGACCTTCCAGATGGCGCTGGCACATGCCAAGGGCGCGGTCGAGAACAAGTTCAAGACCATGCATCGCACCGTGACCGGCGTTGTTGGCTTTGTCAACGTGATGGACGTGTACGACTATCTGGGCAATGCCAATATCACCGTGCAGAACCAGTTCGGCTTCCAGTATATCAAGGACTTCATGGGCTACAACACCATCTTCCTGCTGTCCGACAGTGAGATTGCGAAGGGAAAGGTTATTGCCACCCCGGTAGACAACATCGTCATGTACTATGTGGATCCTGCGGATAGCGAGTTTGCCCGCGCAGGTCTGGTCTACCGGACCGCAGGCGAGGCAAGCAACCTCATCGGCTTCCACACTCAGGCAAACTACAGCACCGCAACCTCCGAGAGCTACGCCATTATGGGTGTGACCCTGTTTGCTGAGTATCTGGACGGTATCGCTGTCGAGACCATTACCCCGGGTGAATCGGTCTAACCTGCAAGGGGGTGACTTTGCATGACCGTCCCTGAGCTGTGCGCCTACACGCACAATTTCTTTGACCTGGCAGACGACCCAATTGCAGGCGAGTTTGCCTTTGAGCCGGACACCGTGCCCTCCGGGGTAGTGCCGGGGCAGTATTTCCTCGTGTGCGGATCCATCTTTAATGACGGCGTACACAAGGCCGGGGACGGCGATCTGACTGCCGAGACCTTCAACGGCACGGTTCAGCCCATGCGTGTGCCGCCTGATTTTGTGGCGCTGGCTGAAAAAATCGACGCATACGACAAGGCGCTCCCGGCCGGTGGCGTGTATGTGTCCCAGTCCTTTGCCGGGTGGTCCGGCACGATGGCCACAGGCGCGGACGGCCTTCCCGCTGACGGCAAGACCCGATATAAATCCGAGATCAATCAGTGGAGGAAGATGTGACATGGTCAATCCGTTCACTGCATCCACCGTGATGCAGGGCTTTACCAAAAAATACCGCTTTCAGACCCGCAGCTATGAGCCGGACGGCGTGGGCGGCTTTGTGTCCGGCTGGCAGGACGGCCCCGAGTTCGAGGCCGTGGAGCGTCACGACACCACCGTGGAAGCACAGGTGGCAGAGCAGGCCGACACGGCATCTACATACACGCTTCTTGTTGGCACCGGCGTGCCGCTGGCTTTCCCGGACTACATCAAGCGGGTAAGTGATGGGCAGACCTTCCAGATCACCAGCACGGCAGATGAGGGCAAAGCCCCGCCGGAATCCGGCATGGGACTGCGGGCCGTCAAGTGCAAAAAGGCGGTGCTGCCGTGATGGGCCCGTCTGAGAGCATCAACCGGGCGCTGAACACGTTTTTCAACGGCTTTGGAATCCCGGGCTATCTGGAAGATAACATCCCTCCTGCCGCTTCACTGCCCTATCTGACCTACAAGCCCACCATCCCCGGCGGGTGGAACGAAACAGCATCCTTCCACGCCCGGCTTTGGTACCCAAGCAAGGGCGGCAGGGCCCCCATCCTGCAAACCGAAGATACGATCAGCGCAGCCCTCGAGGACAGCATAACGCTTTCCTGCGAGGGCGGCGCTATTCTTTTGCAAAAAGGCACCCCGTGGGCACAGCCACTCGACAACCCGCCTGAAGGGTATCTGTGCGAATATCTCAATTTCGAAATCACGCAATTTTGCGAGTAAGGAGCAATATGGCAAGAAAATTTTCCAAAATTTCGCAGGAAGCGTTCAAGTCCATGCAGTTCAATGCCGGAATTGTGGTCAACAAGTTTGACCCGTCCGGCACGACCGAAATCCAGGATGCAGACATCATCACTGCCACCACCGGCGGCATCACTGCGACCTGCAAGGCAAACTTCACGGATCTGGGCAAGGACGTGGACAACGCCCAGAAGAACACCGCAGAGCTGATGCAGATCGAGGACTACGACTGCACGCTGGCCTTTACGGCCCTGAATGCCACAACGGACGTTATCAAGCTGGCACTTGGTGCAGCCGATGTGGCAGAAAAGAAGGTCACGCCCCGCATGACGCTGGATCCGACGGAAAGCACCGGCGACTTTAAGGACATCTGGTGGGTCGGCGACACCATTGACGGTGGCTATGTGGCTGTACGTCTGATGAACGCACTGTCCACCGGCGGTTTGACCCTCAAGACCACCGACAAAGGCAAGGGCAACATTGCGGTCACCCTGACCGGCTGCCCCCGTCTGGGCAGTGACGTGGTGCCCATGGAGTGGTACTACAGCCCCAAGGCCACAGCATAAGGAGGAAATCGTATGAAATTTTTGACAGAGCTGCCCGATGAAGAGTTTCTCCGCCACTGCTGGCAGATCGCCGATGTGGCGGAGGAGGTCTTGGAAAAATCCAAGATCATGGAGCTGCGCAAGGTTCTGCCGGTCCTGACCGGCGAGGAAACGCCGGAGGAGCTGGAACAGAAGAAGAAGGAGCAGGCAAAAAAGAACATCCAGGCTATGGCAAAAAGCTTGCTGTTCGACAATGCCGCTGCCACCGCAAAGCTGCTTCCGCTGCTCTATGAGCCGGACGTGGATGAAAACGGGGTGGTTGAAAACATTGGCCCGTTCAAGAAGATGCGCGCGGTGAAAGAGCTGCTGAACAACGATGATGTGATGGATTTTTTGCTCTGGTGTCTGCCGTTGGTGCTGGAGGGTACAGACGCCTGATTTCTTCCATCAGCCCGGACGCGCTGCGGCTGTTTGGCAGGCCGTACATTTTGCAGCACTGCCTGAACACTTTGCGGCAAGAGCGCATCACGCTTAGCTATCAGGCGTACATGACGGACGCTCTGGCGTACCTTATAGGCGCGGAAGAACGATGGTACGACATGGTGGCCGGGCTTGTGGAAAACCGCCCACAGCCGCCCCAGCCGTCCGCTGATGAAGTGATAGCACGCATTAAAAATGGCTTGAACGGGGGTGATGGAACCTGAAACTTTTTGAATTGAGCGCCACCCTCGGGCTGGACGACAGTGCCTACCGGCAGGGCGTGGAAGAGGCAAAGTCTCAGACTAGGGACGCCGTCTCCACCATGATGAAGGATTATAATCGGCTGTACAGCGAGGTCATTCACCTTACGGCAGCCTACCAGAAATCACGGAGAGAGACCGGGGAAGCCTCCAAAGAAACTAAGGAATTTGCCCAGAAGCTGAAAGAAGCTCAGGCCCAACTCAATACCACGGCACAGGGACTGAAAACTGCGGAAGGGTACATGAACAGCTTTGGGGACGCCACATCGGAGTCCAGCAAGTCTCTGGCCGGTGCTATTGCACAAGGCACGATCATGGCGGGCCTTTTCTCAAAACTCAGCTCTGCCGCTCTTGCCGCTGCGAAAAGTTTCATTCAGTCTGGCATCGACTACAACGCCCAGATCGAGAGTTACACTGTTGGGTTTACCAATATGCTTGGCAGCGCAGAAGCTGCACAACAAGCTATGGCAAAGATTCAGGAGGACGCCGCCCGCACCCCGTTCAACGTCGAAGCTCTGACGCAGGCAAATCAGCTGCTTATCAGCGCGGGCGAAAACGCCGGGTATTCCGAAAAGGTCATTCTGGCACTTGGCAACGCGGTCAATGCGGCAGGCGGCGGCAATGCGGAACTGTCCCGCATGGCGCAGAACCTGCAGCAGATCGCCAACGTTGGAAAGGCTGCAAGCATTGACATCAAGCAGTTTGCCTATGCAGGCATCAACATCTATCAGGTTTTGGCCGACTATACCGGTAAATCGGTGCAGGAAGTCCAGAACATGACCATCAGTTATGACCTGCTGTCTCAGGCTCTTATCGCAGCCAGCGAAGAGGGCGGGCGCTACTACGGTGCCATGGAGACACAGAGCCAGACCATGAATGGGCGCATGTCTACCCTGCAGGACAATGTAAAGCAGCTGGCGGGATTGCTGACCGGCAATTTATCCAGCGGCGTCGGCGTTGTAATCGGCAATCTGAACGACATGCTCGTCGCAGCACAGGAAGCCTACAAAACCGACGGCTGGATTGGTCTTGCGGGCGCAATTACCGGGTTGAGCGGCCCAATTTCGTCCGTCAAATCCTGGTTTGAGGGCTTTGCTTCCAGTGCCTCCACCTGGCTGGACAAGCTGAGCTATAAGCTCAATCGCTTTCTGGGAAAAGCCGCCACAGCAGACTTCGATACTTACGAAGAGTACGCGGATGCAAATAACCGGCAGAGCAACCGTAACAGGTTGCGGCAAAACGCGCTAAAAGGTATCGGAATCAGTAACAAGAGCTGGTCTGAGCGTCAGGCGGAACTTGCTGCAGCAGCCGGAAACGGCGGAAGCAGCATCACCACAACCCCAACCGGCACCGAAAAGAAAAAATCCACAGGTAAAAAATCCACCACCGAAACGGTCATTTCGTCCATCTCCAGCACTGCCACGACCACCGCGCAGAATGCGCTGGGCACTGTGACCACCAGCATCCAGACCCTTACCGAAAAGGTCAAGGACAGCGCGGGCAAAATCAAAGACCGCATCACCGAGACCACCACCACGACCGGCAAGGAGATGGTGAACGGTGTTGCCACGACCTTTAAGCAGGTCGAAACCAAAGTCAACGGCACGGTCACAAAGGTCACAAAGACCTATGACGACATGTCAAAAACGCTGTTGGGCACCTTTACCAACGTCTCGGAAACCACCTTTAACGGCATCACCACAAAGGTGCAGCAGGCGGTGGAGAAGTACGCCGACGGCAGCGAGCATATCAAGAAGACCGTCACAGAGACCGGCCAGCGCATCGGAAAGAACGGCGCGGAGACCTACGAGAAGATCATCACCTACATCGACGGAATCGAAGATAAGGTGAACGAGACCTCTACTCTTATCGACAAGAGCGTAAAGGGCACCCAGAGCCGCATTGACCAGCAGCTGAGTGAGGCTTCCGGCCAGCTGGATAAGGGCATTTTCGGGCTGGTAAAAAGCGCCTTTAGTGACGCCAAAAATGGCGACTGGGGCGGTCTCGCTCTGGATTTTGTCAATCTAATCTGGGGCGAAGTGTCGCAGGATCAGCGTGACGTGATCTCTAAGTGGCTTGCGGACGCGCTGACCGCGGTCAATGAGGGCTACTTCAGCGGTGGCATCGGCAAGGCGCTGGGGTCTATCCAGAGCATCTTCACAAACGGCATTACTGCCGGAGTGGATGGCGCCACTACGTCTGTAAAGGCGTTCTCTGAGATCGTGCAGGGCCTTGCAAGCTCCGGCGGCGTGGGCGGAGCACTAGGCGGCATCGTCCAGAGCTTTTCCGGCATGGCAGGCGGCATCACTTCTGCACTGGGCGGCATCGTGTCCTTTGTGGCAGCGAACCCCGTCCTTGCCCTGATCCTGGGCGTTGGCGCTGCGGGCGCTGCAGCTGGCGGCATCGGGCTTGCGCTGTGGGCCAAAAACAAAAAGAGCAAAGACCCGGTCAATAATTACAAGAGCCCGTTTGACGATGTGGGCGTTTACGACAGCCTGAGCGAGTTTTCTACGCGGTCTGCGATACAGTACCGCGTCACCGGCCAGCAGTCCATTGTTGACCGGCAGACCAGCATTCTGGAGCGCATCGAGGAGCTTCTGGACGAGCATCTGCCTGCCATTGGCACCGGTCAGGTGGTCATGGATTCTGGCGAGCTGGTGGGCGTCATTTCGCCCAGAATGGCACAAAATGTTGACGCGCGCATCGGTGTGACCGTGACGAGGAAAGCGAGGGGTGTGTAATGGGCAAACTTTTGGGCGCACAAATTGGCAACTTCCACACCCTGAAAGACTGGGGGCTGTATCTCAAGGTCGGAAGCCCAAAAATCGGCCCTGCTGAGGTGGATGACTACCTTGTGCAGGTGCCGGGGTCTGATACCCTGCTCAACCTGACCAGCTCTTTGGACGGCAGGCCACACTACAAAAAGCGCACCATTACCATGGAGCTCAAGTGCACTGCACCGAAAAAGCAGTGGGAGAACCTCTACAGCACTATCGCAAACGCCATCCACGGAAAATGGCTTCAGTGTAAATTCGACAATGACCCCAGTTTTTACTGGGAGGGGCTGTGGGAGGTGTCCGTCAGCAAGGACGAATTATACTGTGTGTTTACGATTACAGGCACCTGCAGCCCCTTCAAGCGCAGTGTATACGACGGCTCTGATGACTGGCTGTGGGATGACCTTGTATTTGATACGGCGATCATCCGCAATTATACGAATATCCAGCTCAAAGCCAACGAGGACATCACCGTAACTGTCACCGGCGCACCAAGAGCAGCTGGCATCTACTTCAAGCGCAGCGAGGACGCTGCCGACATTGCGGTGTCCCTCAATGGCCTTGAGGTTGGCATCCTTGCAAAGTCTACAGAGTGGCAGTACATTGAGGGCTTGCATATGCCGGATGGCGTTGTAGGTACTCTCATCTTTGCGGCGTCTGCGGATTGCAGCATCAGCATCCGATATCTGGGGGGCAGCTTATGAGCTATAAAGTTTATGCGGGCGTCCAGACCGGCGTTGACGTGTGGAAGACAAAGACCTGCATTTACGACCCAACAGACTACACGGACACAAAAAAGCTCATCAGTCCAACTCTGACACGGGAGGTGAGCAAGGCCGGCAGCTTGGAATTCACCCTGCCGCTTGGCAATGTGGCCCACTCAGCTTTGCAAAAAATGCGCACGACCGTGTCCGTAGAACAAGACGGTGTGCGCATCTGGGAGGGCAGGCCCATGAGCCATGAGCAGGATTTTATGCTGCGTCAAAAAGTCTTTTGCGAGGGAGAGCTGGCCTACCTCAACGACAGCTCTGTTGCGCCATATACAGCCAAAGACGTGACGATCAAGCAATTTCTTTCGTTTCTGCTGGAAAACCACACCGGCATGGTGGACGCATACAAGGCGTTTACCTGTGGAAATGTTGGATTTCCGAGCACCAGCGTGGTGGTGCCAGAGCTGCATAACTGCGTGATGAAACTGGAATACATGGCGGGTACTCCGGATAGTGACGGCGATTACAGGTATGAATATGGACTTTATACCTCGTCCGGCGTACAGCTTGTAAGCCAATATGAAGCCGGCTACTCGGATGATGACACGGCCCCGGATCCATCCGCGTACAGCTGGACGCTGAATGAAAAGCATGCAGATTCTTCCATAAACGGGTATATCTGGCGCACAGGAAACGGCCTGTTTTTCGTGAGCGTAAATGTGGCCCTGCCCTTGGACGGAGATGGCCAGACGCACGAAGCTACGCAAAGAACGGTTACGCCGGATATCACATGCGCCACGCACTCAAAATCCCTTCCGCCTGAGACGGAATACGATCTCAAAGACACGGTCTCGAAAAATTGGAAAATCGAAAAGCAGGGAGACGGCTATGCCGTCTTGTTCAACGGTGCAGCTTTGCCGGATTCTTCCGTTGTCCGTTACGATTCTGCGCCACGGTACACCTTTGGCGATGGACGAAATTTTGGCGTTACATGGGATGTCATCCAAAATGAGCTTGTGGATGTATACGGCGGGTATCTGATCGTCCGGCACGAAAACGGGGCCCGGTATCTGGACTACGTCCGGGAAGTGCAGGAGAAAAACGGGCAGCCCATCGCATTCGGCACAAACCTGCTCGACCTGAGCAGCTACGTCAAAGCAGAGGATATCGTCACCCGCGTCATTGCCGTCGGAAAAAAGAAATCCGGTTGGTTTTTGTGGGAGAAAACCAACACCATCACGGCAACCGCTAACGACGCCACCGCGCAAAAGCTGTTTGGCATCATCGCGCGGGTCATTGTGCAGGACGGAACCGAAAACACAACGCAGTCGCTTCTGGATGCCGCAAACGCGGAGCTGTCCAAAAACTTGCGTTATCTCGACGGAATCACGGTAAAGGCTGTGGACCTCAAGGATGCCGGTGTAAATATCGCCCGCCTTGGCTTTGGCAAGATGACACACATCTACTCCAACCCGCACGGGGTGAACACCTGGCTTTTGTGCTCTAAGATTGTGGAGCCTTTGGACGCGCCGGACAAAAAAGAATTCACGCTGGGCATTGATTTCTCCAGCGTCAGCGACTTGCAGGCCCTGAGCGCACGAAAAGCCAGTGACGCCTATGACCTGAGCCGCTCGCTGAAGGGCTATGCATCCGCAAAGGGGTGATAAATTGGATAAGACATTTGACGAAGCAATTTCCGAAGTCCGCAATGCAGAACGCGGTGTGGAAGTACGGGAAGCCCTTGCACAGGGCTTTGAGTATGTGAAGCAGTATGGCGAAGCTGTTATCGCGCGGCAGGAAGAAGCTGTTCAGAGTGCGGAAACAGCCACAAACGCGGCGGCAACTGCCACAGCACAGGCCGCAGCAGCAGCCCAGACAGTCAAGGACGCCACTGCAAAAGCCATAAGCGCAGCGCAAGAGCAGGCAGATATTTCGGCATCAAAAGCCGAGGAATCTGCTTCCAGCGCCGAAGAAGCAGCGGCCAGTCAAACTGCTGCCGCGTCTAGTGCATCTGCCGCAAAGGCCAGCGAGGAAGCAGCTGCAAAGAGTGCCGCCGACGCAAAGGCTATCGTGTCCACTGACACGACCCTGACCGTATCGGGCGCACCGGCTGATGCAAAAGCGACCGGCGACGCCCTGGATCAGAGGTACACCAAGGCCCAGGCCGACGCCAAGTTCGGCACGCCGTATACCCTGCCGCCCGCTACGGCAGACCAGCTGGGCGGCGTGAAGGTAGGCGACTATCTGGACATTGCCCCGGACGGCACCCTGAGCGGCAAGACGCTGTATGACACCATCGCGGCCAGTGTGGCGGTAAAGTCGGAGGCGCGGCTGGTGTGGAGCGGAAAAACAACGATTGGGAGGAGAAAAACTGAGACAATTAACGTTCAGGACGGTGTAGATTACGTTAACCTCCGCATAAACGAAACTGATTTTAATCTTACCCCTGGTATGACATATGAAACTGGCAGTTTTGGCGCGGGAAGTCTCAAGGTCACAGTATTATTTTCGGCCGACAAAAAACGTCTTGAATTTACCCTTACCAATACGCTGAATACTGTATCGGTTGTATTCACCGGCTACCACTACCCCACCTTGGCAGAGCTGCTGACCGAGACGCAGTCCGCGCAGGCGGACACGGACGCTATGGCGGTAGATCATGAATACCGCGTCGCTATGCTGGAACTGGGGATGACCGACGACACCACCACTGACACCACCACATAAGGAGGTAAAAACTATGTTGTATCGTATCTGTAAACGCCTGATCGAGCGCGGCCAGACCGCTGGCCTTGCGGAAAAAATTGATGTTTTTTACGCCCTCGGCCGCATCACCGAGGCCGAGTACAAGGAGCTGATCGAGCTGCTGGAGGACAAGACCGGCAATAAGAACAAGGAGGCTTAAATGAGTAAAACAATCATGGACGTTTCCCGCTGGCAGGGAAACATCGACTGGGACAAGGTCAAGGCCAGCGGAAAAATTGACGGTGTGATGCTGCGGGCAATGGGCAACAGCAAGACAGGCGTACCCAGCAAGCCGTATCTTGACCCGACCTTTGAGCGCAACTATGCAGAGTGCACTCGGCTTGGCATCCCGGTAGGAGTGTATGGCTATTTCAAGTCCGTCAGCCGGGCAGAAGCTGACAAGGAGCTGGCCCTGCTGAAAAGCGCCCTGATCGGCAAGACGCTGCGCCTGCCGGTGGCTGTGGACGTCGAGGACGCGCTGCCCGCGAAGCTTAGCAAAGAGGTGCTGACCGACCTGACTGCTTACGAGCTGAAAACGGTGCAGGACTGGGGATTTTACTCTATCTTGTACACCTACCTGAGCTATGCAGACAAGCACCTTTACATGACCGGCGCGGCGCTCAAGCCCTATGATGTGTGGCTGGCTGCCTACCGTAGCCAGAAGCCTGCCACGGTATACCCCTATGGAATGTGGCAGCATACCAGCTCCGGCAGCGTGCCGGGCGTTGCGGGCAATGTTGACCTGTCCATTGCCTACAAGGACTATACCAGTATCATCTGCAAGAAGGGCCTGACCCGTCTCCGGGAGGGCAAATGACCGAAAAAGAAGCTCTACTGTGGGTGCTGGGCATCTTGGGCAGCCTGTGCGCTGCGGTCATCACCATCGACAAGGTGCTGGACATCATCCACAAGTACGTCAAAAATGCACAGGCCCCCGACGATGCGCAGAACAAGCGCATTGACACCATTGAAAAGCGACTGGCTGCGGTAGAAACTGTTTCCACGCAGCACGCCGCGGCCCTTAGACGCGATTTGACGCGCTTTGACGGCATCGATGAAGAAATGCGTCTTGTCCTTGTTGGCGTGCAGAATCTTCTGGATGCGCAACTATCCGGAAATAACCGCGAAGGTATGCAAAAAAGTAAATCCGATATCAACAACTACCTACTGAAAGGAGTAACAAATCATGGAAGCAATGCTTAACTTTATCCCCGCCCCCGTCGCAATCGTTCTTATTATCGTCGGCTTTGTGGCTTTGGCTGTCGGCGCTATCCGCATGGGCTATAAGCAGCTGGTCAAAGATCTGGCCTATGACCTCGTGTGCAAGGCCGAGGACAGCATCATGGGCAGCGGTCAGGGCGCGAAGAAAAAGAAGCAGGTCTTTGACGCGCTGCGTGCGGCCTGCCCTGCATGGCTGAAGCCTATCATCACGGATGAAGTGCTTGACGCGGTGATTGAAAAGGCCGTGAGCCTGATGAAGAAGGCATTGGCAGAAAAGAAGCCTACCATCAACAAGGAGTAAAGCATGATCGAGCTAAGCGTATCTCTCGCATCCAATGGCGTCGTCAAAGTGCCGGGCTATGAGCAGCTGGTGCGCTTTGGCTACACCAAAAACCGAGGCGTATACCGCCTTGCCGTCACTGTCACCGGCGAGTGGGAGGGCCTGACCATCCGGGCGTTCTGGCACGTCCCGGACGGCAAAGACCCGGCGTCCTCGCTGGTTGTGGACGGCTCTGTGGACATACCCGCCAGCGTGACCGCACAGCCCGGCAATGGTTGCATCACCTTTGAGGGCAGCGACGGCACAAAAACCGTGACAAGTGCAGACCTGCGTTACCGTGTGGCTGCCAACTCCGGCACGGATGACGGCAGCATGCCGGAGCCTGGCACACCTGCCTGGCAGGAGCTGGTGGGGGCCGTGCACACCGATGCCACCGCCGCAGAGCAGGCCAAGACCGATGCACAGACGGCCGCAAAGCAGGCCGCAGATAACCTGCAAGAGCTCAAAGACGGCATCGCAAACGGTGACTTTAAGGGCGAAAAGGGCGATCCTGGCCCCATCGGCCCGGTCGGCCCGCAGGGTGAGACAGGCCCACAAGGCCCCACTGGTGCTACCGGAGCCACTGGCCCTCAGGGTGAAACTGGCCCTCGTGGTGAACAGGGGCCGCGGGGCATTCAGGGCGAGCGCGGCCCGCAGGGTGCGCAGGGGCCGCAGGGCGAAAAAGGTGACACTGGGCCACAGGGGCCTAAAGGCGACCCCGGCCCGGCAGGTGCAGACGGCAAAGACGCCCCACAAATCGACGACGCCACTGTGACCGACTCTGCCCCATGGAGCAGCAAGCACATCGTGGACATGCTCTGCCCGCTCCTTGAAGAGACCGGGAACCCGGTGCAGTGCTATCCTGTGGAAAATTATCCGCTGGGGGTGACTGCCAGCTGGGAGCCGACGCAGGAAGGCAGTGGCGACCCAAGCCCGGAGAACATCCGACCGATTTCAGGGCGGGATGCAGTGAAAGTGGAACGATGCGGGGAGAACCTGCTGAATATCGCTCCGTTTACCAAACTGGCAAACAAAGGCATCACTTATGAGTATGTAACCAACGGCGGTGTGCATATTTCCGGTACCGCAACGGCTACTGTAGATAGCCCCACATTTGCTGTTGGGTACCTACCGCCCGGCAAATATTACGGCTTTGATATGGGCACCGGTATTTCCGCATCTATCGTAGTACAGCGCAACGGAGCTAATCTGTGGCTTAACGCCAAAGGCGTTTTTAAGATTTTGGCTGGGGACGTAATTAAATACTGGCACATGATTGTGACTAACGGCGAAACGCTTGATACAACCGTATATCCGTATATTGTCCCCGGCACCACCGCACCTACCACCTACGCTCCCTACACCGGCCAAACCGCCACCCTCACTCTGCCCCGCACCATCTACGGCGGCACGGTGGATGCAGTGACGGGAGAGGGGCAGGAGACGTGGAAACTGGTGACGTTAGATGGGACGGAAAAATGGAAAACGTGGGGCGTTAATAAAATCAACCCAGCTGTCACAGGCTTTTATGCTTACAGCATCAATGATTATGACCCAAATGGTAATAAACTTCTGTGCAGCACGATGCCGTATAATGCTGATGCATGGGGAGGTCGCAATGAGGGAATTGGCTATGCCAATGCACTTAACCAGAGTAGCAGATATATGATTTACAGCGTCAAGACAGACACGCTATCTGACGCATCGGACAACGCAAGTGCCGTAGCATCGTTTGAATCCTACCTCGCCGCCCAGTACGCTGCCGGAACCCCGGTGCAAATCGCCTACCGTCTGGCCGAGCCGGTGCCGTTTACCGCGACAGGCGCACAGCCCATCTCTGCTCTGAGCGGCGTGAACACGGTTATAACCGATGCCGATAGCGTGACGGTAACCGGCAGAGCAGACCCCATCAAGCGCATCACTGACCTTGAGGATGCTGTGGCATCAATGACCAACACATAAGGAGGTACATATGGCAATTAAATCCAAAGCCAGACACGATCTGACATTGCGCTCCATCAAGCGGGAAATTGCAGCAGGACGCGATGTTGCGTTCTGGCTGGATAAAGCATACATGCACTACGATAACGGACTGCTGACCGCAGATGACATCGCAGAGGTGGAAGCCCTTGCACAGGCGTACTATGACGCGCTGGATGCCGAGGACAAGGCGAACGCTGAGGAAATCACACCGTAAGGAGGATATCATGGCAAGCACTACATACCGCCATCTCGGTGACGTCACCGGGATGTTCGCCGCACAAGAACAATTTCGTGACATCACGAAACTGGTGACAAAACGTCACCAGTTTGCCGTGCTTGGCAATATGGTGCGCAACGCGGGACAGCTGCCGCAGCCCTTCTGGCTCGGTGCTGCCTGTGGCGGCGGCTCGTGTAGTGCTGCCCGCTGCGCTGCAAGGACTTGACCGACAGAGGATGATCGCCGCCATCAAAAGCGCACCGCTTGGGAGGGTAGACCGTAAGATAGCCTTACTGCGGTACGTTGAGCGGCTTCCACTGCCGGACATTGCGGCACAGACCCATTACAGCCGGACGGCGGTAGGCTACCGGCTGAAAGGCATTGAAAAAATGCTGAATGTGTGATATACTGTTTATACCGTCCGAAGTAGAGTACACACACTTCGGAGAAATGTGTACAGAGAGCCAGCGGAAGAACGTTTACCCGCTGGCTTTTCTTTTTGCACGATTTGTGGTATAATATACCAAATAGAACCCGCCGAGCCTCTTAACAATGCGTATCATGGCGGGTCATTCAAGAGCCAACTCCGTGCTCAACGGAGAATTAAAAAAGCAGTCGCCAGATTCGGCGCTGAACAGTCTCCCGCCCGCCTACTTGCAGTGCGTACCATGTGGGAGACGCAGAAATCTCCCGATGCTCCAAACGGAACACCGGGGGATTTTTTACTTTTTCTTCAATTCCTCAAGCCTGCTGGAAAGTTCTTCTTCCCAGCCTTCGTGCTCTTTGAGGTATGGGGCATAGATCAGTGCTTCGGCCTCTTTGCGGGCCGCAGTGGCTTTTTCGATCGTGTCATAGCTTCCGAGATGATATTGCTTGCGTTGGAAATTGATATATGCACGCCATCGACCGTGGCAGTCTTTACACACACCATTTGCGCCAGAAGTGGAATTTTTATTGATATGGCCTCCAACCGCCCTTGTGCGAATCGACATAAGGGAAGAGCCACCCGCGTAAACCGTACTGTGAATTGCCCCGTTTTTTTCTCCGATGTCCCTGTTGCAATCTGCGCAATGCTGGATTCGAGAAAGCCTTGTGATCTTTACGGTGGTTTCCTTCCCACATTTCGGGCAAATAGCACGGCACAGAAAGCAACCTGACCTCTTTTCGGGCAAAACTTCCAATACTTTCCATCCGTTAATGACGTGTCCCTCTTTTTCCTTTGCCTTTTTCAGTCTTGCGCTTGTCAGGCCTAGCTTTTGCCCTCGATTCGCGCAAGACAGACAGCTGCGGCTTTTGCCAAGACGCAGGGAGCTGTCATACACGTCTTTTACCACTCCGCACTCACACTGGCATGTGTAGTAGTGCGGCTTTTCAGACGGCGCAAGTACCGTCCACTTTCCAAAATGCTTTCCAGTCAAATCTTCTGCCATAGCATTTTCCTCAGATCAGGCCGTAGTGCTCGGCCAGAAGGAAACGGACGTATTCCGGGCACTCCCTCTCGCCCAGGCACCAGCCCTGCACCGTGCGGCGCGGGATGCCCGCATCCTTTGCAAAGGCGGTCTGGCTGATGCCGGATGCCACCACCATCTCCCGCACGCTCATGCGGGAGACGTCCCAGAGATGAGACAAGCGGACGGTCTCGGCGTCCAGATCGGCGCAGCCATCGGAATCGTCCGGGATGCTGAGGGTGACGTTACCGAGAAAAACTTCTTTCGGCTGCTTGGCAGCCATGTCAAAAAGTTCTGCTTTGCTATACATGGTTGACTTCCTTTCTTTCGCATGATAATATGTTCGTGTACCTCCATGGTACGTCTTTCACAAAAGCCCCGTCAAGTGTTCGCTGCACTTGACGGGGCTTTTTTATTTAGCACATTTGACCGAGGAGCTTAATTTCAAAGTCATCCGGGGTCATGCTGTTGCAGTATTCAAGCGCAAGATGGTTGCGTAGGAACTGCTCTGCCTGCTCGGCATTTGCGCCTACCTGACGGTGCTCCTCGCTTGCAAACTTTTTGCAGGACACGCTGAAAGCAAAAACGTGGTCATTGTTTTTAGGATCCTTGAACGCTTTTTCTGCGATTGCAGCATCGCTTTCGTCAAAAAGACTAAATGCGGTAAGCGCGTCCTTCACTTCGTTATACGCGATCATGCGGCGGGCTATCAGGCTCTGCGCTTTCTTGACACGTTCCGGGTCGCCACATCCCAGCAGATAAGAGTAGTGGTCATTCAACTTGTTCTCCAGATACTCAAAAGCAGCCTCCATGCGTTCAACTTCAAAATTCGTCATAATAAAAAACCTCCATGTTGTTGTGTGTTGGTGTCTTTCACTGTCTTTATTATACGCTCATTGAGCGCAAAAGTCAAGCCTATTTGTAAAATTTTGTGCTCAATGAGCACTTTCTTTCTTTTGGCAAAATAGAGCATTTTTGTCCTTCGTTGGTCGCTCGTTGCCTCTCCCGCCGGGCGGCTCTGCTACACTGGGCGCAAAGGAGGCAAGCGCCAATGTGGATCAAGTTCAGCCCCAACCCCCACGGGGGCAGCGTCGGAGACTGTGCTGTGCGTGCGGTAGCTGCGGCCACTGGGCAGAGCTGGGAGCAGGCCTACATTGGATTGGCGCTGACCGGCTTTGCTCTCGGCGATATGCCCAGCGCCAACCGCACATGGGGCGCGTACCTCCAGAAGCACGGATTCAAGCGTCGTCTTGTCGAGGCGGACTGCACCACCTGTTACACGGTGGCAGATTTTGCCCGGGAGTACCCGAACGGCGTGTATGTACTGGGCTGCTCCGGCCACGTTCTGGCCGTGGTCAACGGCGACTGGCTGGACAGCTGGGACAGCGGCGCAGAATGCCCGATCTACTACTGGTACAAGGAGGACTAAGCAATGCCGATCTATAACGGATACCCACAAGTGTATTACCCGCAACAGCCGCAAGGGCAACTTGAACAGCTCAGGGCAGCACAGTACCAGCCTCAGCCTGTCATGATGCCGACAATGCAGGGGCAGGCCGCACCGGCTGACAGCGGCTTTATCTGGGTACAGGGTGAAGCGGCTGCCCGTGGCTATCTTGTCGCCAACGGGAGCCGGGTGCTTTTGCTGGATGCCGATTCCGATACCTTTTACATCAAAGAAGTGGGACAGGACGGCAGGCCGTTCCCTCTCCGCATCTACGACTACAAAGAACGCACCAGCGGCCCCAAAGCGTCGATTGCGGCAACGCAAGCCGCAGGCGGGGAGTATGTCACCCGCAAGGAGTTTGACGCGCTGGCGGCAAAGCTGGCGGCGTTGGAGAAGCAGGAAGCACCAGAGCCGGAAAAGGAGAGCTAAACGATGAGCAGCAGCTTGTATAACTCGATGGGCCGACAGACCCAGAACCCCATTGGCGGGCAGTTCCAGCAGTTTATGGGCCAGATGCAGGGAAAGAACCCGCAGGAGATGATAAACCAGATGCTCACCTCCGGGCAGCTCTCACAACAGCAGCTCAACGCCATTCAGCAGCGGGCACAGCAGATCGCGCCGATGCTCAACGGCATGAAAAATATGTTTGGATTCTAAAATGCGGCCGCATTTAGAATAAATTTCAAAATCTAACGTAAAGGAGTAAAACTATGTCTCTTTCTTCTGATAGCACGGTTCTGACCATGCCGGTACAGCCCGCCAATGGCTACAGCAACGGCTTCAACGGCTGGGGCGGCGACTGGATGGGCTGGATCGTCCTCTTCCTGATTTTCGGCATGTTCGGCTGGGGCGGCATGGGCGGCTTTGGCTGGGGCGGCGGCATGGGCGGCGCTTCGCCTTATATGACCAGCGCTGTCACACAGGCAGACCTGCAGCGCGGCTTCGACAACCAGAGCGTCATGAACAAGCTGAACGGGCTGGAAAGCGGCCTGTGCGATGGCTTCTATGCCATGAACACCGGGATGCTTCAGGGCTTCAACGGCGTGCAGCAGGGCCTGAACGGCGTCACCAACGCCATGCAGCAGGGCTTCAACAGCACCAACGTTGCGCTGATGCAGGGTCAGAATGCTCTGGCTACACAGCTGGCAGACTGCTGCTGCAAGACCCAGACCGCGATCCAGGGAGTCAACTACAATCTGGCCACGCAGGAGTGCGACACCCGGAACCAGATGCAGCAGGGCTTCTGCGCAACGCAGAACACCATGAACAACAACACCCGGGACATCATCGAGAATCAGAACAGCAACACCCGCGCGGTGCTCGACTTCCTGACCAATGATAAGATCGCCACCCTGCAGAGCGAGAACAACGAGCTGCGCCGGGCTGCTTCTCAGGATCGCCAGAGCGCGTTCCTGACCACCGCGATGAACGCGCAGACCAACCAGATCATCGGGACTCTGCAGCAGAAAGCTCCCGTGCCTGCCTATCAGGTGCCTAACCCCAACGCCATTTACTATGGCTGTGGGACCGGCTGCGGCAGCTGCGCATAACCGAATCACGGCAACTTTTTCCAAAATGGAAAATGTTCAGCCCCTGAGCTGATTTTGCAAACCAGAGCGCCGGGGCAAAAGCCCCGGCGTTTTTATTATGAAAGGAGCATTTGAATGACCTTAGCAGAGCTGAAACAGCAGTTTGTAGATTATCTGTACAGCATGGATAAGAACAAAATGAGCATGATGGAATTGAACACCTATGTTTTTATTTTGAAAACCCTGCTTGATACGGAAAAAGCAGATCCATCCAATTCTTGGATGGATATCTTAAAAACCGTTTATGCAGTAAATGCGCCTGTTTGTGCAGAAAAGGAGGTTTCGGATAATGGCTGAATTTAGCAACTCTAACACCGTTAGCGTGGCGGCGGGTGAAAACCTTCCCCTGACCGAGACCGCAGTGAAAGCCCCTGCCTGCATCATGCACCGTGAGGGCAGCGGCCTCGTGACCCTGCGCGGTCTGACCAATCAGTGCAGGGCCCGCTTCAAGGTAATCTTTGGCGGAAATATCGCCATTCCAACCGGCGGCACTGTGGGGCCCGTTTCCGTGGCGCTGGCTGTCGGCGGTGAGTCGCTGACCAGTGCGACTGCCATTGTCACCCCGGCGGCAGTCGAAAATTACTTCAACGTTTTCGTGGCCGCGTTCATCGAGGTGCCGCGCGGCTGCTGCGTGACCGTGGCGGTTAAAAATACCAGTACGCAGGCAGTCAGCATTGCAAACAGCAATCTGATCGTTGAGCGGGTAGCATAAGAAAGGAGATAAAGCCATGCTGGATAAACTGAATCACCTGAAGGATGAGATGTGCGACGAGCTCATGGAACTGACCGACAAAAAGAACCGTTCCCCGGGTGATGTTGAGATGATCGGCGAGATTGTGGATATCATTTTGGACATCCACCGCATCGAGGATTACTGTGAGGGCGGCGAGTACAGTCGTGCGGGCGAGTGGGCTGCTGACATGCGCGGGACTTTCGGCCACGATGCCGGAAACGGTTACAACCGGGGCAACAGCTATGACAACCGAGGCCGTCACTATGTTCGTGGGCATTACTCCCGCACGGATGGCCGTGAGCGCATGATCTCTGATATCGAGGACATGATGCAGGAGGCCACCGGCGCAGAGCGCGATGCATACAAGCGGGCCGCTGACATCTTGCGCAACGCATAAGAAAGGGGGCGGCAGGCATGGACATTGACGAGATCAACACCCACATTCACAAGCTGAAATGTGGTTCAACGGACTGGCAGAGCGTGGAAAAGCTTGCCGCCCTCTGCACTGTGCGGGACGAGCTGGAAGAAAAGCAGGCACGTGAAACGCAGACCCAGGCATTGCCGCCCACGGATTACCGGGCGGCGTACTCCACGGCAACGGAACCGCAAAGCGACTTTGTGGCGGCTGCCAGCTCTGTTCCTTTCGGCGGTCTGATGCAGGTGCTCGACGAACACATGAAGGCAATAAAGCTGGCGTACCCGAAAGAGTATGAGCTAGTGATGCGGAAGATAAGCGACTTGTAAAAAGACATAGAATGTGCTATTTTTACATAGCCTTCAACGTTGGGACACGAGACGCATAGTCTAACAATAAGTTAACAAGTCAATAACAATTTACGCTAATGCGTCAAATAAACTTGATTTGTAATCAGTGGGTTGCAGGTTCAACTCCTGTCACCAGCTCCAAGAAAAACCGCTCGGGAACATTGATTTCCGGGCGGTTTTTCCATGGGGCGAGTTTGTTGGAGGGATTGGTGCAGAAATTGAGATAAAATCTGTTGCAGATGGTTGACAAACTGCTTTGTGCGTGGTAATATATACAGGAAGTCCGCGCGGCGGACACAAAAGAATATGGGCGTGTTCCCGAGTGGCCAATGGGGACAGACTGTAAATCTGCTGCTTTCAGCTTCGGTGGTTCGAATCCACCCGCGCCCACCAAACAAGAAAAATCCGAACCTATTTCCGATTGGAGAAGGGTTCGGATTTTTCGTTTTCTTCGGGTACAACAACGAAGGTTCCTGTGGACGGCGCAAAACTCCGATGCCTTGTCATAGACCGTAAGACAATCACAAGATTTGGAGGGTATGATTATGAAGTACGATGAAAGAGCCTGCAAGTTTAATATAGACACTGGCTGCGTGGAGCTGCTGCTCCGGGGCGGGAGAAAAATTTCCATTGACTGCACCGGGGTTGAGGATGCTCTGGATGTTACCATGGAGCAGAGGTCAGAACTGGACTACCTCATCTACAATGACCCGCTGGGCTATGCGGACTTGATTTTGAATGGCGACCCAGAGGAATATTTGAAAAATGCAGCCGGGAGCCATGGGCTAGAAGATTAAGGACAAAAAAATAAGAGGTGTGCCCAAGCGGACACACCCCGGTGAGAAACATCTATGTAAAGCAGGGCGTTCCCTTTTCCGGGAGCGTCCTGCTGTTTTTATGCTGCAACAGGCAAGGCTTGTAGAGCTTCCTGTTCTTTCAGCCACACCTCGTATTCACGCTGGCCTTCCTCACTGTTGAAAAACTCAACCATGGAGGGATAAAAGC